GCCCACCTTGTCGCCCACGCTCCAATAGTTCGCCGCCTGGCCGGACTTGGCCGCCGCCGCGATGATGTCCGGCGTGTTGTTCGCCAGGCTCGTGTCGGGCAGGCTGACCGTCACGTTGATGGTCTTGTCGCTGGGCGCGGTGTGGTTGGTGCCCGCCGCCACCTTCACGGTGATCTTGGCGGTGCCCGCCTTGAGGCCGGTGATCTTCACGCTGGTGCCGCTCACCTCCACCCTTGCCGTGGCGGTGTTGCTGGACGTGGCGCTGATCACGCCGTCGCCCGCGCGGGTCACGGCCACGCTCTCCGTCAGCGAGGAGATGTTCAGCGTCACGCTGCTCTTTGCCAGCGTCAGACTGCCCGCCGCCTTGCCGATGGCCCAGGTCACGCTCTTGGCGCTGGTGCTGCCGTCGGACCACTGGTAGTTGGCCTTCGGCGTGAAGGTCGCGGCATAGCTTCCCGCGTTGGTGGCGGTGCTCGTCCCGCCGATGGTCAGCTTATTGCTGTCGTAGTTGCTCCACTGGGGAGACTGTGCGCTTCCCGTGTAGGTCAGTGTCCCGCTCTGCGCGGGTACGGACAGGCTGGCCTTGCTGATCGTCCAGGTCACGCTCTTTGCGGTCTTGGTGCCGTCGGCCCACTCGTAGCCCTCCTTGGGCGTGAAGGTCGCAACGTAGTTGCCTGCGTTGGTGCCGCTGGTCGTTCCGCCGATGGTCAGCTTCTCCGTGTCGTACCCGTTCCACGAGGGGGACTGTGCCGCGCCCGTGTACGTCAAGATGCCCGCCTGGGTGGGTACGCTGTTGATCACGCTGGTCAGCTTTGTCACGGCTTCCAGCGCGTCGTTCGCCGCCTTCTGCGCGTTGTTTGCCGCAGTCTTGGCCTCGTTGGCCGCCGTGTTGGCGCTGTTCGCGCTCTCCTCGGCGGCACCGGCGGCGCTGGCGGCAGCCGTCGCGGCACTGGCGGCGGTGTTGGCCGCATTCAGGGCCTCGTCCGCCTTGCTGCCCGCGTTGCCCGCCGCCGTCTCGGCGTCAGCAGCCTTCTGCATGGCGGCGTCCGCCGTTTTCCCGGCGCTCTCTGCGGTGCGCTGGGCGGCCTCAGCCGCTTCCTTGGCCGCCTGAGCGGCCTGCTTCGCCTCTACGGCGTCCATCCCGGCAGCGCCGGGAACATTCACTTGTCCTAATGCCATGTATTACTCCTTCCCGCTGCGCAGCCAGTATTCCGCCGTAATGGCCTCCGTCGGTGCCTTCATAGCGCGCAGCCTGATTTTCCCCTCTGTCGTCTCGCTGGTCGGGCACAGGCCGCACACCGTCGCCGCATCCAGGCTTTCGCGGCTGATCGTCACGTCCGCCCGGTGCTTTGCGGTCACGTCCGCCGCCGCGATGTCGTAGTAGAAGGGATAGGATGCCTCGGTTCCTTCCTCGTCGGTCTCCCCGATCTCCTCGGAGGCCCACCCCTCCGTCGGAATAGTGATACTGACGGGCGAAACCTTGTTTTCCTTGCCGACTTCCAACTTGTCCAGCCGCTCGTCGGCCTTGGTCATAAAGCCTTTGAACTGTTCCAGAGTTACGTTCTTCTCGTCAGCCAACTGGGTTTCACCTCCTGATAAGCGGGCCGGGGCATTTCGCCCTGGCCCTGGTATTCGTTTCTGACGTGAGGAGGTTCCTTAGCCCTCGGTGGGGGTCCAGACCTCATTCATGGCAGCGTTGAACTCGGTGTCGCTGGCCTGAGCACCGGCAACGGCGGTGGCGGCGGCCTGCTGGGCCTCCTCGTCGGTGGCGTAGGCGTCCATGTCGGCCTTATTCATCTTGGCCGCCAGCTTGTCGTCCACTTCCTTCTTGGTGTAGACGTTGGCAACAGCGGTCTCAAGGGCGGTCACACGCGCAACGGCGGCGGTCAGGTCCTCGTCGGTGGCGTACTGGTCGATGTTCAGCGCGGCGATGGCGGTGCTGATGGCGGAGGTCACGTCGGCGGTCTTGGCATACTCGCTCAGATCGACGGTGGTATCATCCAGCAGGACGACGCTCTCGCCGACCTTGGCGTAGATGTCATAGTGCTTGGTCTTGCTGTTCATGTACAGGTACATGACGTTGGCCTGAGCCTCGAAGCCCTCAGCGGTGGGGTCGGTCTCAGCGACCTCGAAATGAGCGTGGCCGGAGGCAGCGATAGCGGCCTGGACCTGCTCGGCGGTCTGATAACCGGCCTTCTCGATGTCGCCCACACGGACGGTCAGGGCGTCCAGATCGGCCTTGGTGGCCTTAGCGGCGATAGAGGCTTTCAGGGCCTCGCCCAGCTCGTCCTCGGTGATCTCGGACTTGTAGGCCAGAGCGGCCAGGCCCTTGATGGCAACAGCAGCGCCGTTGACGGAGATGGTGCCGTTCTCCTCGCCGGAGGCGATCAGGATGTCAACCATCTTATCGGAGATAGCCAGGGCAGCGCCGTTGACCTTGACGCCTTCGAGAATGTTGGCCTCGCCGCCGGCGGCGACCAGGTTATCGACCTTGGTGGTGACCGTTTCCAGCTTAGTACCCAGGGCGGCGTCTTCGGACTTGACCTTGTTGGCAAGCACCTTGATCTGTTCGAGATTTACGAATTTGGACATATTTTTGTCCTCCTTAAAAAATATTCAATTTCGGGGATGCCCCGGAATTGTCGATAAAAATACCGCCGCTTCAAGCGACGGTGCTATGGGATTGTGGGGCGGCTTATTTGCCGTCCTCTGCGCCGAACACTTCGTTCAGCGCGCCGGTGGTCTCCTCAGTGTTGGCCGCATCGACCGACAGCTTGCCCTCGTTGTCCACGGTCAGGCCGTCGCCCACCTTCACGCCGCCCAGGCGGAAGGGGGTTGCCGTCGGCAGGGTGTAGCTCCCGTCGCCGCTCTTGCCTCCGCCGCCCTGGCCGACCAGCAGCACGCTTCCGGTCAGCTCGCCGTCCGGCACCTTCATCGCCCAAAAGCGCAGCACGCCGCTCGCGGTCTCCACCGTGGGGCACAGCTCGCACGCCTTGGCCGCCGCCAGGCACGCCTTGTCCAGCGTTGCGATGGGCGTGTGCATGGCGGTCGCCTCGTCGCACACCACATCAGCCCGGCACGGGTAGGTGCCGCCGCCCTCGTCGGCCTCCGCGCCGCCCGCGCCCTGCCATGCCTCATGCGGGATGGTAAAGGCCACACACACGGCGCTCGCCGTGTCGGTGGTCGGGTCCAGCGTAAAGGTCAGTGCATCGCTGTTGGTCATAACGATGTGCATGAGAATGGTCAGCGCAGCGGCGATGCCGTCCTCGATAGCTGCCTTCTCCGTGTCCGGCAGGTTGCACACGGCGATCATGTCGCCCTCGTCGTCGATCAGGGAGGCTTCACGCGCGGTGAAGCCTCCCACGGTCCCCGGCAGCACGAACTTCACGTCTACCATGTTAGAGGATTTGCTGTTGATCTCTTTGCTGGCGATGGCCCCGCGCCACACCTCATGCACCAGCGCGGTCATATCCGCCGTGGGCAGGTAGTAGCTTCCGCCGCCGTCGCCCACCGCCGCCATGACGACGTTGACCTTCTTGCCGTTCAGAATAGCGTTGGTCATTTTCTCTTTGCCGATGTC